TCGTGGACGCGCTGCGCCGGATCGGCGTACGCGTGAAGGTCACCAGCAGCGCCGGCGACGGCTTGACGGATTTGCTGATGTTCTACCGCGGGCAAACCCTGATCGGCGAGATCAAGCGCGACGACGATCAGGAACTCACGCCGGCGCAGGCCGAACTGCACGCCCTGGCGCTCGAAGCCGGTGTCGTGATCCCGATCTTCACGTCGGTGGACAATGCCCTGCTGTTTTTCGGAGCGCAATCGCAATGAGCAAATCGCGCTTCTACGGCGAGCGGCCGCCCTGGACCTGGGAGAAGCTCGAGCGGATCCGCGTGGAGATCGAGCTGGACGTGCGGCGCGGCGTGTATTCGTTCGCGGCCGAGAAAAGGCTGCGCCAGCTGCGCGTGCTGCTCGCCCTCGATGAGGCCATCGCGCGCATACCGCAGAGCCTGCCGTCATGAGCCGCCGCGAGCTGACGTTCCGCTTCCGGCCGATCTGGCGCGTCGAGCCGACCGACGACCTGGTCGCCCGCTCGCGGGATCTGCTGCGCAGGATCCACAGCATCTGGCACAAGACGCAGACGGCCGTGTACGTGTTCGCCGACGCCGACGGCAGCGTGTACCTGGTCGCCACCGAGAACCCCTACGCCGAGCGCCTGGCGCGCATCGAGCGGCGCTACTTCGTCGGCAGCTACGGCGCGCACGCGCTGTTTCCCACGCCCGATCAGCTGCGCGAGGATCTGATCGCGCACTACTTCGAGCTGGACGACCTCACCCAACGCCTCATCCGCGAGGCCGGCTGATTCACCCACCCAACGGAGGATCCACCATGTACGAGAAAACCGCAGAACGCGCCCTGGGCGCCGGCAACGCCATGGAGCGCGACCGCAGCCCGGTCGAGGTTCTGTTCGAACGCCTGGCCGAGCAGCTGGAGAAGACCCACCATGTGTTCAGCAGCCTGGAAGGCCGCATCGAGGGCGTCCTGGCGTCCGCGCCGGCGCAGCAGCCGAAAGTACCGCTGGTCGGCGTCGAGGCGGGCGCCGGCTCCAAGATCGAGGAACACCTGCAGCGCCTGATCAACCAGGCGAACGGCCTGACCGAGCGGATCGTGACCGTCATCGACCGCGTGCGACTTTGAGAGTAAAACCCTGATCCGCCGGCGGGAGGAAAGACGACGGCGCCTTGTCGAGATGACACAACGTCGAGCCTGAACCGCCGGCGAGCCATCCTTCCCCGGAGAAGCACGACGGCAACAGCAAAACGCACAACTCCCCCCACCTTTGGCCCGCCGGCACTTTTCACCCCACCCACAGGAGATCCGCCATGAAATCATCCGCCCAACCCAAGCCCGTGCACAGCGAGAACCGCGCGCCCAAGGCCGCCGTCACCGAGCCGGTCGCCGAGCATGTGCCCGCCATCGAATCCGGTCCCCTCGGCACCACAGTAGACGGCAAGCCGGTGACCCATGCGCAGGCGCAGGCACTGGCCGAGCTGGCCGTCGCCGCCGACGCCGCAAACCAGGCCGAGCGCGCCGACGCGGCCGCGGAAGCCAAAGCCGTAACCGACGCGGTGCGTGCCGAGCGCGAGGCCGATCAGGCCGCCGCCGACGCCGAGAAGGCGGCCGAACACGCCAAAGAAACCGCCGCCGCGGCCAAGGCGGCCAGAGTCGCGGCCGACAAGGCCAAGGCCGATGCGGCCAAACACGCCGACGAGCGCGCCAAAGCCAAGGCCAAGGAGAAGCCGCGGGCGGTCGCCGCATGAACGCCGCGGCCAGGATCGGGGTCTGTGCAGGCCTGCTCCTGGCCGGCTGCGTCGAGGACACGCTGCGCCCCGACTACGCGGCCTACCTGCTGGCGCAGCAGAACATCGCGGCGGCGCAGGCCGAGCAGCGCTCGATGCTCGAGCGTGACCTGACCGCGCAGGCGAATCGCTGCACGACCGACGCCTGTTCCATCGCGGTCGCCGGCTTCCGCGCCCTGGCACTTTCCGGTGGCGGCCAAGCCACGATCCAGATCGCCTCGCCGCCGGTCGAGCGCAACGCTTGGGATCGGGCCATCTCCCTGATCGGCGCCATCTCGCCGCTGTTCGGCGACCTGGTGCAGTACAAGTCCATCGTCGAGGCGAACAAGACGCAACGCTTTACCTCGCAGGAGAACGCCCAGGTGCAGATCGCCCAGGCCACGGCCTGGACCGGCGTCCTGCGCGACGTGGCGGCCACGCCGAGCTTCTACGTCGGCGGCAACTACGCCGGCAACGACATGGTGGGCCGCGACAAGACCGGCCGCGACAGGATCGATGTCGGCACCGGCCTGTACAACACCGGCGACCGCAACCGCTTCAATTCCCCCAATCAGGGCGGCAACGCTTCGAACTGCCCCGGTGGCGCCGGCGGCACGGGCGCACCAGGCGGCACAGGCGGCTCTGTGGGCGACATGGGCGGAACGGGCGGCAACGGGGCGGCCGGGGGCGCGGGTGCGCCTGGCGGCGACACGGGCTGCGTCGGCGGGGCCGCCGGCGGCTAATCCACCAACGGGAGTGCGACATGTCAGCTATCGGGAAAATGCTCAAGCGCCAGCCGATCAAGAAAACCGGCTCTTTCCGCGGCAAGTCCAATGCGTTAGGCATGGGCGGCCAATCCGCCCAGCTCGCGGCACAGGGAGTGCCGGGAGGGGTTATCGGCAACCTGGCACGCGCGGCGCAGACGGCGCCAGGCCAGAAGAACTTCCACAGAGGCAAGCCATGATTATCTACCTGAGTCTGCTCGTCGCCGTCATTGGTCTGGTGATGTACTTCATCTGCTCCAATCCCAAGCTTGAACACGTGGGCGAGATCATGCTGTGCTGCGGCCTGCTCGCGTTCCTGCTCAGTGCGCGTGAGGCGCTGACCGTCATCGGCGCCCATTGATGCTCGCGATCCTCGGCTGGATCGCGCTGGGCATCGGCATCGGCATCGTGCTGGTGTGGAGCCTGCTGAAGTGGGCGGAAAGCAACTGGCGCCCGCCGTGGTGGTGAAAAAAAAACGCCGGCATTTCGCCGGCGTTTCGCGTACTGCGTTTGTCAGTACCTCAACTGCGCAGCAGCTCCCGGCGGCGCGCGTTGGCCTCGGCGAGGACTTCGAGCGTGAACTGCGCGGTGTAGGGAATCTCGCGCATCGAGGCCGCTTCGACCGGCGCCAGCCACGCGCGCATCGTGCGCGTCGTCACGCGCAGCGCACGCGCCGCCGCGGCCTGCGTCAGGCCGGCCTTGTCGAGCAGCCGGCGCAGGTATTCCGGATCGGGGTTGTAGGTGGCGGGGTTCGGTTTCTTCATGGTCCTTCCTCGATGGGTGGTGCGGGGAGCGAGCCCCACTGATCGGCCATCGCTTCGGCGATGCCGGTGTACGTTTCGGCCCGTTTCTGCCAGCGGTCGTCCGCCGGCGTGAGCTTGTTCTGGCCGCTGTCGGTCTGGTTCGCCCAGCGCGGCCTGCCGTCGACCAGCCGCGGCTCGACGTAGCCCGTGGCGCGCAACCGCGGCAGGTTCTGCAGCCACAGGCAGGTGCGCTTCGAAGCGTCATGGCCGAATTGGTACGGCTGGATCGTCTGATCGGCGCGGCGGATGCGCGTGGAGATGCACGACACCGGGTTTTCGATCGCGATCCGGGCGATCGGCGCCGCCATCAGCCGGCGCACGAAGTCGAGCGCCTTTTCGGTTTCGGCCGCGCGCCCCGGCCGGCGCCCGTTCCAGTGCAGGCCCGACACGGCGAGGAACTGGCACGACGGGTGCGCGATCATCAGGTCGAAGGCGATCGGCTCCGCGCCGGCGCCGTCGAGGAAGTCGAAAATGTCGCCCTGATAATGCTGGCCGATCGGCGAGCCGATGGCGCCGAACGGCGCACCGTCGGCTGCCGGCAACAGGTCGCACGACACGACGAAGTGACCGCGCGCGGCGAACGCGCGGCGCACGGCACCGGAGGATTCGCAAGCCACCAGAACCTTCATGGCGTCACCCGCTTGGCCCGCGCGGCCTCGGCATCGAGCCTCTCGGACAAGTCGGCCATGCGCCGGCCGTGATATGCCCGCGCCTGCTGGCGCGTGATGCTGCCGTTGTACTCGACCAAGACGGCCTGAATATCGGCCTCGTTCGCGTGCGCGGCGAAGTAGGCGCGCAGGGTCAGTTCCACGGGCCATCCCCCTCTTCGTCGCGGTCGTCGTTGCGCGAGTCCGCCTCGGCCTCCTCGGCCGCTTCGTTCGCGGCGTCGATATCGGCCTGCATCAGCTCGCAGGCGCGCTCGTACACCTCGTCAACGTCCGCCTCGGCACCAAGTTCGGCACGCGCCGCGTCGTACTGCGCGCGGCTGGGCTCGACTTCGTCTTCGAACGGGCTGGCCTGTTTCCACAGGTCGTAGCCGGGGATGCTCATGCCGATTCTCCCAGCTTGGTCAGTGCGGTTTCGACGCGGGTCTGCAGGCCCATCTCCTCGTTGCCCACGAATTCCAGCGGATCACCGACGCAATCGGCATCGGCGCGGCCGGAAAAATAGTCGTGACATTCGTTCAGAATCTGAACGATTTCCGCGTTCGTTTCGATCAGGTCGCCGGCGCCTTCGATCGAGGCATACGCGGCCTGCCACGGCGCCTCGGCATCGGAGCCGAACCCGTCGTGCCACGTTTCGGTGTCGGGCTCATACGCGCACGGGTCCGCGGAGTACGCCCACGGCGCCGCTTCGTTGTCGGCGCAAGCGGAGATCACGCGCGTGCTGCCGTCGTCTTCGACGGTGACGGTGACCTTGAGCAGGACGGGGATTTCGTAGGTTTTCATGCGATCACCTGCGCGTCGATAGCCGGATAGAGGTTCGCCTTGGCAACATCGGCGCCGGCGCGATAGTAGGCATAGCCGATGGTCGCGCGGTCTTCGCGGGTGCTGAATCCGCCGATGCCCTTTTTGAGCCCGTCGAAACCGTTCCAGAAGTAGGTCGCGAACGATGACCCGTAACCACCACCACCGCGGTACAGCGGGCGACGACGGTCGCCGGTGGTGGACACGAACAGGTCACGGTGGCGGATGGCGAAAGCCAGTCGCGCGGAGTCGTACTGGGCGCGCATGGTGGTATCGCGGAACGGGTTGCGATAGGTGGCGCGGATCGCGTCACGGGTTGCGGTATCGATCATTGCGGTTCCTTTGGAGGCAGCGGGATGCTGCGTGCGTAGTGTGGAGGATAAAACGACCTATGTGCAAAGGCCTTTACAACAATTTACAAATGCCGCCCAGGATCTCGATCGCGTTCGACCTGGCCGCTCGACCTGGGCGCCCAGGCGCCAAGGCACGCCCGCCCGTAGAACCGCACAGGACGCGATTTGCGGCCCGCGGCCGAAAAACCGCTGGCTCCGCACGCGGGGCAGGGGCCGCGGCCCGCCTGCGCTGGCGGTCGCGGCCTGTCGTGCCTTCGGGGGTGGCGGGTCAGGCCTCCGCGGCGAGATAGGCCTCGATCGCCTGAAACGTGGGCTTGATGCCCAGCAGCCGGCAGGTGCGCTTCACGCCGGCGCCTTCCTTGGAGGCCTTGCGGCCGGCGCGCAGGCCGGCGGTGATCGTCTCGGCGAGCGCCTCGGGCGTCGTCGTTCCGGCCACGGTGGCGTAACGCGGGTCTGTGGCGAACAGCGCGCGGTATTCGGCCGCGAGGGTCGTCTGAAAGGTGGACATGGGGGTTACCTCGAAAGAGCGCAGCGGAGCGCTGCCTAGAACCGCCCCGGATATCGGGGCGGCTCCGGGCAGGGTTCTACAGCTCGACCGGCGGCAGCGCCGCGCCGAGACGTTCGGCCACCGTGCGGAACGCGATCGGGTGCACGCTGCGATCGTTGAGCATGTCGTCGGCCAGCGTCCATAGCTCGCGCGCCGGCGCCGCCGGCAGCAGCTGCAGCGCCGCGAGATTCAGCACCAGATAGTGGCCGTCGTCGTGCGAGCCTCTGAACCAGCCCATTCCGGGGCGGGTCAGCGCGTCGCGCATGTCCGCCTCGCTGGCGTCATGCCAGCCGCCGGTCGCGTTGAAATTCGCGACCAGCTGATCAATCGACATCACGGCCGGCAGCTCGCCGGTCGAGGTATAGAAAACCTGAAATTGTGCGCTCATGGTCATGGGCTCCGGGTCAAAAGGTTTTGTAGATGGCGAGCGCGTCCGCGAAGGGCAGCGCATTGAGGATCTGCGAGGCTTTCAGGCTCGCCAGCGACGCGGCCAGCGCGGCCGGTGTATCGAAGGCGAGCGAGGCATGGTGTTTGGTCTGGTAGCACTTGCCCTCGCGCAGGAACATCACGTGGCGCTTGAGCGCGCGCGTCAGGTCGCGCGCCGTCAGGTGATCGTGCAACAGGTCATCGATCACGCCGGCGCCGTCGGGCTGGTAGGTGAAAAAGCCGCCGGGCTCGTCGTCGGCCTTGATGTTGGTCACGATGCGCGGCAGCGTCGCGGCGTAGGCGTCGAGGGTCTTTTCCAGCTCGCGCGGGTGAATGTGCGTATGTCCCCCGCGGCCTTCATTGTCGGCCGTGCCGGCGCGCTTGCCATCCACCCAGATGGTGGCCTCGAAACAGGACGTTTCCTCGCTCGCAAAAGCGGCATATTTGACGGCGCGTAGTTCGATTTTCATGTGCGGGTTTCCTTCGTTGATTCGCAGCGGAATGCTGCCTGATGCCGCCCCGGATATCGGGCGACATCGGGCAGGGTTCAGCCCACCTGCAGGCATTTGTGGCAGGCCGTGCACTCGACCCAGTCGACGCCGCCGCGGCGGTCCATGTGCACCGTCGGATATTCGCAAGGCACCGCGCAGCGGCACCAGCGCGCGGCCTCACGTGCCAGCGCGCGGGCCCGTGCCGGTGTCAGCTGGCCCGAGCCCTCGCACGCGAAGCACGGCATGCGCGTGACCGATTCGCTGCGGCCGGCCGGGCCGAACGTGGTGACCGGCACGTCATACCGGCCGGTGCCTTTGCACGTCGGGCAGGACTTCGACTTGCCCCGGATATCGGCCGCGGCGGTCATGCCAGCCCCCCGCGCGGCGCGTTGAGATGGCCGATAATTTCATGCGCGCAGCAATAGGCCACGTGCGCGTAGTGGTGGCGCCGGTCATTGGACCGCGGAAGCTTGGCCGCGCGGGCCGAAGCGTAGAAAGCTTTCGCGGCAAGGGCCGCGCAGCGCGCGCGCGTCAATTCCCCTTCGACCATCACGGCGAGACGCACCACGGATTGTTCGCAGTCCGCGGCCGCGGCATCGTTGCCCATGGCGCGGAAGACGCGCGCGCGCTTGGCGTAAAAAATGGCATTTTCGCTAGAGGTATACATTTGCTTTTTCCCTTCTCTTGATCCGGTCGAATGTGACCGCCACGCGCCAGCCTTCGGGGGGCTGGCGCGTAGCTGTTGCACTCAGCGGCGCCGGCGCCTTGGCCGCGGCGCCGGGCCTTCGGCGCCGTCGCATACGCCCCAGATGATCAAGGCGACGATCGCGAAAATGCCTACCATGATCGCGATGGCGACAATGCCCATCGGGTCTGCCAATTCCTGCGCCAGTGTCATGCGGCCACCTGCAGCGCAAGCGGGTTTGCAATCTGGTACTGAACGCGACGGTTAAACTTCGCCGCATCGATCACGAAAGGCCCGGTACTTTTCTTGGCGCGGCCCTTGGCCTTCAGGCCGACGACAACGCCAGCCGGATCAAGGAATCGCAGATCGGTCTCGTCGCCGTTGACCACGGGCCGCCCAAGGAATTCGGCCGGGAATTTGCCATCGCGAAAGCACACTACGATGTTCAGGCCCGCGGCCATGGCCTTGGCCACGTGCGGCAGGTAGCCGGCCGCGGAACTGAACGAATAGCTCAGGTGATAATTGCCGATGTGCGACACGCGGCGATTCGAAATTTTGGTGTAATCGTAGGCGGTCAGGTCCGGGAAAGCCGCGAACATGTGCGGATAGGTGGCGCCGTTCCGGATGACCGGGACATTTTCCCAGCGGATGTCTGAGGTACCATTGAGGCGCAGGACTGGCGTTAGACCACGCTTCAGCGCGCGACGCTGGAAGGCCTCAACCTCGCGCACCAATTGCGCGAGAAAGGCCGGCCGGTCTAGGTGAAACCAACGGGTGCGCGCGATGCGGCAGCGCTGAACCGGATTTTCCGGCAGCGGGCCGGCCGGTGTATCGAACGTGGCGCCGTTTTTTGAGTAGCTGGAATGCAAGCCCGACACGTTCAGACATTCGTGCACGCATTGCGCCAGCGTGGCCATCGGGCAGACTTCGAACCCGCTAGCATTCGCGGGCGCGAGATACAGCACGGCGGTCATAAAGCCGCGGGCCTGACCTTTGACCGTCTTGGCGTTTGAATCGATGTTGAGTAATTGCATGGTGGCGCTATCCTTCGGAACACGGCGAAATACCGTGCGCGAAGTATAGGACGAAACGTCCGCCTAGCGCAATAGCTACAGCGTCACAATTTCACGCTTTCGCCGCGGCCGGCGTTGACGTGATCGGCCGGCTGGCGTAGCGTTCCGGACTCGAAAAAATTTTTGGCCCGTTGACCTGGCGCGCGGCCGAAAAAAATTTTTGACGTATCAAGGTCTTCCGCGCGATGTCCGATCATTCCGGCAATCCCATCGCGCCAGCCGAACCCCCCGCAACATCCGAAGCAAAACCCGACGTCGGCGCCAGCAAACAACATCACGGCGGAGCCGGCCACCCCATGGACCAAGGCCCGCTTGTCGCCGAAATCTGCGAACGATTGGAACGCGGCGAAGACCTAACTTCCATCTGCCGCAGTGATCCAAAATTCCCGAGCTATAACGCCATTCGCGATTGGGCGGAAAATTCGGCCGAAGTTGGTGCAAACATCGCCCGCGCGCGTGCACGTGGTTTTGACACTATCGCATTGAATTGTCGAAAGATTGCGCGCGGCGACACAGAGGCCGGCAGCACGGGCGACACGCAACGCGATCGCCTGATTGTCGACACCGATTTAAAGCTTTTGGCCAAATGGGATCCCAAGAGATACGGCGATCTCTTGCGACTGGGCGGGCCGAACGGCGAAAGCTTGGCGCCGCCCGTGGTGAATCAGTTCATTGTGCAGCCGGTCATTGCGGTCGCGCGGCCCGCGGCGCTTGAGGTTGAGCCCGATGCTGGCGCCTGAATGCCGGCTCTGTGGCGCGCGCCATTGGACGAATGCGCCGCACGTATTCCCGGCCGAAGGCCCGCGGCCGGCGCCTGAGTCACGGCGAGAGTCACGGCGAGAGTCACGGCCGGCGCCGCGTGAGTCACCAAGGCCCGCGGCCGTGACTCGCAAGCGGCCGTTGACGCCGGCCGAACGTCGGGCCCGGTGGCGCAAGGCGAACCCCGAAAAGCACGCGGCGCAGCAGGCGCGCTACCGCAAGCGGAAAGTGTAGCGTCGGCGCCACATGCCGGCCGGTATACTATTACACCTAGCCCAATCAATGACTTGCGGGCGATTTGACATAATGGCTATATGTGCACGTTCGTTCAGGTTGGGCGTTTTGCTAGACGAATCAATAACTTGCGGCCAGGGGCTCGAGCCCGGCCCTTGGCGCGGCCGCGGCGCCGGGCCGGCGCCAGCCCAGAATTCCCGGCCCCCCCGGCCCCCCGAATCGGTCCGGATCCGCACGCGCGCAGCGGCGCGCAAAACTCTGCCTCACCCCCCCGAAAATTTTTCATTTGGACCCCCCCGGATTTTTGGACCCCCCCCGGAAAAAAGTATGCTCGCCGGGCGCGATGAGGATCCCGGCAAAATTTTTTCGAAAGGCGAGGAGGCGGATCATGGACACGCACGCGATCGAGTGGGCGGTGGCGCGGTGGCACGCGGAGGTCGGACACAGGCCGCTGGTGAACGTGCACCGCCGGAGTCTGGATGACACGTGGCGGCAGGTGATCCGGCATTTCGGCGGGGATCCGTTTTCGCTCATCGGGCCGGCGCACGACGAGCTGCTGGCGGCGCTCGAGCCGGGCGAGCGGGCCGCGATGTTCGCCGACGGGCCGAGCGAGTCGGCGCTGGACCTGGCGTTGCGGTTCCACGCGGTGTACGAGCGGCTGGCGCCGGCCTACGGGTATGAAACGCGGCCCGACACGCGCGCGTTCGATGCCGGTTCGAAGAACGGGCGGCTGATGATCGCGGTGTGCGAGGAGCTGCTCGGGCAGTGGCGCGACGCGCAGGGCGGCGGGTCGTGAAAAAAAAGGGAAGTGAGCTAGAGCACACTTCCCTTTCGTGTGCTAGGGGCGCCTGACATGCCCGCCTACGACGAGCGCGTGCAGGTCCGCCGGGTGCACGTGCAGATTCCGGGGCCGCTCATGCCGCTGCTGGAACTCGGCCGCTGGCGCTTCAAGATCGCCCACGGCGGCCGCGGCGGGGCCAAGAGCCACTCGTTCGCCCAGGCGCTGATCATGCTGGCCGACCAGAACCCGCTGCGCATCGCCTGCTGCCGCGAGGTGCAGAAGACGCTGGCCGAATCCTCCAAGCAGGTACTCGAGGACTACATCGACCGCATGGGCGTGGCCGACTCGTTCTCGATCATCAAGAACGCGATCATCCACCGCCGCACCGGCAGCGCGTTCGGCTTCCACGGCCTGCGCGAACACACCGCCAAGTCGATCAAGTCGCTCGAGAACGTCAACATCGCCTGGGTCGAGGAGGCCGACTCGGTGTCCAAGCGCTCCTGGGAGATGCTCATTCCCACGATCCGCCCCGCGCAAAAAGGCGCCGTGTCGGAGATCTGGGGCTCGTTCAACCCGGACAAGGCCGACGACTACGTCTACGACCGCTTCGTCGCGCACACCGACCCCGACGCGCTGGTCATCCCCGTGAGCTGGCGCGACAACCCGTTCTTCCCGCCGGTGCTGGAAGCCGAGCGGGTCAAGATGCGCGCGCTCAACGAGGATCTCTACCAGCACATCTGGGAAGGCAAGTGCCGCTCCGAAGTGGGCCTCATGTTCAAGCGCACCATGTTCGGCTGGTACGACCGCCTGCCCGAGCGCCTCTCGCTGTACATGTCTTCCGACTACGCGGTGACGCAGGACGGCGGCGACTTCACCGAACACGGCCTCTTTGGCCTCGATGAAACCGGCGAGACGTTCCTCGTTGACTGGTGGTACGGGCAGACCGCGCCGGAAGCGTGGATCGAGGCGGCCGTGCACCTCATCCGCGCCTACAAGCCGCTGATCTGGTTCGAGGAGAAAGGCCAGATCCTGCGCGCGCTGACCGCGGCGATCGACGCGCGCCTGTTCGAACAGGATCCGCCGGTGTGGGTCTACCGCCACCCGCTGGCGTCCGCCGGCAACAAGGCCGCGCGCGCGATGGGCTTCCTGGCGCGGTGTTCGGCCGGCAAGGTGCACCTGCCGCGCGGCGCGGCCTGGGCCGAGCGCCTGGTCAACCAGCTGTGCGCGTTCACCGGCGAGAAAGGCCGCATCGACGACGGCGTGGACGTGTGTTCGCTGTTTTCGCGCGGCCTTGACGCGACCATGAATGCGCGGGAAGCTGCGCCGGCGCCGAAAAAGCCGTTCGTGCCGTTTACCCGCGCGCACTTCGAGGGCATCTCGGTGGACGAGGCAGAGGAAATCGAACGCAAGCGGGAGTACTACTCGTGAGCAAGGCCAAAGTCCTTCCCACCGTCGTGCCGGCCCTGTCGGCCTGGGCGATCCTGGTCGAGATCAAGAAGCCCGGCGAGCCCGTCGACTACTACGCCGAGCCGGTCATCGCCTGGCTCATCGACCCGCGCGGCGGGCCGCCCGTGCCGGTGACGGCCAAGGGCCGCGCCACGGTCGTCGCGCCCCTGCTGCGCCCCGACGACTCGGTCCGCCACGGCGATTACGACTACCCGGATTTTTCCGCGTTCCTGCGCCACCAGCGCGGCGATGCCTGGGCGCCGGGCGAGCCGGCCGCCGCGGACGATTCGGTGCCGCTGGACCGGGCCACCGGCGAGCCGATCATCCGGCCCAAGCTGCTGGACTCCTGAACATGAAATTCCGCGGGCCGGCCACCGCCACGCACTGGGCGCCGCAGATCCCCAGGAAAAACCCGTACTCGCAGAACCTGCAGGGCGCCGCTTGGGAGGCGTTCGAGCTGTCCAACCAGTACTACGCCCGCGCCGCGGCCGAGTACCCGGCGCATCCGGACTACGCCCTGAGCCTGCAAGGCACCGCCGCCGGCCTGCGCGTGGGCGCCCGGCAAGCCGCCCAGATGGCCAGGGACGCGCAACGTGAACGTGATCGGAAGTCTCGAGTGGAAAAAGTACACAAGGCAGCATCCGCACCTGGTGCGCGCCGCCAACGAGCCGGTGTATGAGCGACCCGGTGATGCTGATGGCGGTGATCAAGGGCATCACGGCGTGGGCCACCCCGTCGATGTCCCTGCGCTTCGCCGCCGCGCGCCTGACGCAGCCCAAGGCGCCGCTGACCTACCTGCTGCGCCCGCACGTGAGCCCGGCGAAGGCGAACGGCTCGCCGCGCCAGCGCCGCCACCCAAGCCGGTGACGTAAATGCCTGTCGACGGCGTCTTCCAGCAGGGACCGGACCAGGACACCTCGATCCTGGAAGCCGGCATGCGCGGCGGCGTGGCGGTGAAAAAACAGGTCGACCCAGCGGTCTACGAAAAAGAGTGCGCCGACGTCCGCCAGTGGAAAAAGAAGATCGAGGAGGCGCGCAAGTTCGATGAAAACGCGCGCAAGCGCTACGCGATCGACCGCTCCTACGCCCGCGGCGACGGCGGCGCCTATACCGTCATCGTCGACATCGCGCAAAGCTACATCGACGTGCTGGGCTCGATCCTGTTCGCCAAGGAACCCGACCTCAACATCTCGCCGGCGCCCTCGACCGAGCCGCCGCCGCAGAAGGAGCTGGAAAAGCAGGCGGCCAAGGAGTCGGCCGACGCCACCCAGGCCAAGGCCCAGCAGCTCGGCGCGCAGATCGGCCCGCTGGTCGGCCAGGCCGCCGCCACCGGCGGACTGCCGCAGATCATGCAGCAGCTGCAGGGCCTGGATCCGGGCAAGATCGCCGCGTCGGTCACGTCCGACGTCACGCCGCAAGCGATCGCGCAGCAGCGCGCGCAGCCCTACCAGCAGCGCCGCGCCGACGCCAAGCAGATCGCCGCGACCGCCGAGCTGTCGGTCATCCACCTGTGGAAACAGGCGGGCCTGAAAGCCAAGGCCAAGCCGCTGGTGAAGTCCGCGCTGACCGTGGCCATCGGCTGGCTCAAGGTCACCTGGCAGGAGCGCACCGCCGGCCAGGACGACCCGACCATGCAGGCCGAGCTGGACACGCTCCAGGAGCGCATGGCCAAGGTCAAGGCGCTGACCGCGCAGATGGCCGAACCGGGCGGCTCCGCGCAGCCCGACGCCGACGCGGCTGAACTGGCCCAGCGCATCGCCGGCCTGCAAGACTCGATCAACGCGATCGCGCGCCGCGGCCTGGCGATCGACTTCGTCAACGCCGAGGACATCCAGTGTTCGACCGACGTCATGGGCCTGTGGGCGTACCTGGACTGCTCCTGGATCGCGCACCGATCGCTCATCCCCCGCCCCGACGGCGAGGCCATGTTCCCCGACATCGACACCGACGACTGGGGCAAAGCGTCGCTGTACTACACGAAGAAGCCGAAGGATCCGACCGAAAAACGCGACGTCGGCGTGATCGCCGCCGACAACATGACGGCCGAGGACGCCGACTCGTTTTCCAAGGGCGGCGGCTCGGACGCGCCGACGCAAGGGCCGGGGCAAATCCTGGTGTGGGAGATCTGGTCGCGCTCGATGGGCATGATCGTGACCGTCATCGAGGGCATCGAGTGCTACGCGCGGCAACCGTACAAGCCCGACCCGACGACGACGCGGTTCTACTCGTTCTTCCAGTACCCGATCGGCGTCATCGACGGCGAGCGCCACCCGCGCTCGCTGATTTCGCGGTCGTGCACGCTGATCGATGAATACTGCGCGGCGCGCAGCGCGTGGAAGAAGGTGCGCTCGCGCGGCATCCCGAAGATGGGGTTCGACTCCACGCTGTACGAGGCGACCGAGATCAAGAAGCTCGAGGGCGCCACCGAGCAGGAGTTCGTGGGCCTCAAACCGCGCAAGCCCGGCGCCCCGATCCGCGACGCGGTGGTCGAGATCCGCCACGCCCAGGTCGACGCCGCGCTGTACGACACCGGCCCGATCCGCGCCGAGCTTGAAACCATCTGGGCCGTGCAGGAGGCGCTGTCGTCCTCGATCCACACCGCCAAGACCGCGACCGAGGCCGAGATCCAGGACAAGGGCACCTCCGCGCGCACCGGCTTCACGCGCGATGACCTCGACGACATGTTCACCGACCTGGCGCGCTACACCACCGAGATCGCGTTCCAGAAGCTCTCGCGCGACGACGTGGTCGAGATCGCCGGTGCCTGGGCGCTGTGGCCCGAGGGCATCACGCCGGATCTGCTGCCGGCCTTGCTCAACGTCGAGGTCAAGGCCGGCTCTTCCGGCAAGCCCAACACGTCCGCCCGCCAGCAGGCCTGGGCGACGCTCATGCCGATCATCTCCAACGGCATCACGCAGATCGGCGCGCTGCGCGGCTCCACGCCCGCCGAAATCGCCGACTGCCAGGAAGAACTGATCATCGAGACGATCAACCGCACCGGCGAGCGGGTCGACGCCGAGCGCTTCCTGCCGGATCCGCCGGCCGCCGGCGAGCAACCGCCGCCGCCGCCGGGGCCGCCGCAGCCGATGGACGAGCAGGCCTTCACCGGCCAGCAGGTGACCGCGATGACCGCGGTGCTGACCGACGTGCGCGCCGGCCTGATCTCGCCGGCATCGGCCGCGCCGATCCTCATGGCCTGCTTCCCGAAGGTCGACCCGCAGCTGATCTCCGCGATGGTCGCCGGCGTCGTGCCGGCGCCTGCCCCGATCATCGGGGCGGCCAAGCCCGGCGAAGAGGCCAGGCCCGGTGACGCGACCGAACCGGGCGAGGCGCGGGAGCCCGGCGAGCCGCCGGCGATGCCGCCGCCACCCACCGTCCAGTAACCAGGAACATGACTCATGGCCAAAGCCGCCGCTTCGACCCCCGCCGCTACCGCAGCTGCAACGCCCGCCGCGGCCGAACCCGCGTCCACCCCCGCGCCAACCACGGGTACGCCCGAGGGCGATGCGGCAGCGATCGCCACTTTCGACGCGGCGATGGCATCGGGTGCGGCGGAAACCGGGACCGATGGCGATCCGCCTGGCGGCGGATCGATTATTGAGGCCGAGCCGCCGGCGCCGGCCGAGGGCGTCGAGCCCGGCGAGGAAGCCGGCGAAGAGGCCGCCGAGGGCGAGCCGCCGGAAGGCGAAGAGCCGCCGCCCGAGGGCGAGGGCGAGCCCGCCCAGCCGGCGGTCGAGGCCGCCGCGCCGGCCAAGCCGGCCAAGGACAAGCCCGAGGACGCCGCCGCCAAGGCCGCGATCGAAAAAGAGATCACCGACCGCGGCCTGAAGGGCGACACCGCGACCCGCTTCCGCGAGCTGTCGCACCAGGTGCGCGAGCTGTCCCAGATCCGTGACGTCGAGGTGCCGCGCCTCAAAGAGGTCGAGCGGCTGCACAACCAGTGGCAGGGCATCGTGGCCGATTCCACCGCCACCGCGCCGCAGCTGAACCAGGCGCTGGGCTACATCCAGTCGGTCAATTCCGGCGACCCGGCCCGTCTGGCGGTCGCCGCCAAGGCCATGCTCGAGGAGGTCAAGTGGGCCTTCGGCAAGCTCGGCTGGGAGCTGCCCGGCGTGGTCGATCCGGTGGCCGCGCATCCCGACCTGGTCGAGGCGATCGAAACGGGCGAACTCACGAAAAAGGGCGCGCTCGAGATCGTGCAGGCGCGCGCGCTGAACGCCGCCAATGCCTCGCGCGACCAGCAGACCAACGCCCAGCGCGAGATCGCCGCGGCCGAAACCGAGGCGATCAAGGAGATCGACTTGCTGTCCGCACGGTTGAAGCGCGCCGACCCGGCGTTCGCGGCGAAACTGCCGTACCTGAAGCCCGCCGTGGACACCATCCGCGAAACGCTGCACCCGTCGAAGTGGCCCGCGGCGATCGAGCGCGCCTACCGGGCGCTGCCGACGCCCGCCGTCACGCCCGCGCCGCCGCCGCCGGCCCGCCGTCCCGGCCCCTCGCCGATGCCGCTGCGCCCCACCGGCGGCTCGCAGTCGCCGGCCGCCACGGTGCGCAAATTCACCAAGGAACAGGTCGATGCCGGCGATCCGTTCGACCTGGGCGTGGCCGAAGCGTCGGGCCGGTAGGCGTTGACACCCTTGGGGCCGTGGCGTATCAATCCCGCCCACGACCGAAATCGCCGTAACCTGGGGGTCGCGCCCCGGCGGTCGCTCCGCGAAGCTGTAGGCCGGGCTCGCATCCGGTAGCACTGTACTGAGGCGTCGTGTTCCTCGCGCGGAAAGTTCAAGCCACCTGGCTTTTCCTTTCCCCTGTCGAGGACACCCCCATGCCCGTCACACCCGCGCAGTTGGCGCTCGGCGCCAATTACCAGATCCAGGCCTACGCCAAGAACGACCCGATCGACCAGTTCACGAAGGACCGGCCCTTCAGCCAGTGGCTGATCGAAAACATGGAACAGGTCGTATACGGCAACGGCATCTTCAACGAGAAGATCCGCTTCACGAACAATTCGAACTACCAGAATTTCACCGGCGACGGCCAGGTCAGCTACAACCGCAAGGACACGGTGCGTCTGGCCGCGTTCTACCACTACGAGGCCCACGACGGCTTTGCGCTCAACGAAACCGAGCTGGCCGACAACGGCATCACGATGACGGACGACAAGACCGCCACGCCGACCGATTCGGAGAAGATCCAGCTCGTCAACAAGCTCAAGGAGGGCTACGCCACCTTGAAAGACGGCTTCCAGGAGCAGTGGGATCTGGAGGCGCACCGCAACGGCACCGCCTCGACGCTGGCCGTGCCGGGTCTGGACGCGCTCATCTCCCTCACCCCGGCCGTCGGCATCATCGGCGGCATCGACCGCTCCAACCCCGCCAACGCCTACTGGCAGAACTTCGCCTCGACCGCCATCGCCGCCGGCACCATCCTGGCCAAGATGGAAACGATGTGGCGCAACACGATCACCTTCGGCAAGATGGGACCGCCGAACAAGATCCTCTGCGGCTCCACGTTCCTCGACCAGCTCGCGCTCGAGATCCGCCAGCAGACCGGCACCTCCTTCCAGGTCGTCCAGCCGGCCAAGGGCGGTTTCGTCCTCGACGGCGCGCGCTCGCGCGTGTTCTTCAAGGGGGTCGAGGTCGAGTGGGATCCGACATTCGAGACGCTCGACGCGCTCGACGCGCCGTCCACCCCGTGGACCAAGCGCTGCTACATGCTCAACAGCAAGGTGCTGAAGCTCAAGCCCAACAAGGGCCGCTGGCTGATCAACCGCAAGCCGCCGCGCATGTACGACCGCTACGTGTACTACTTCGGCCTCACCGCCGACTACGGCATCACGATCCAGAAGCCCAACTCCTGCGGCGTGCTGGCCCTCGTCTGATCCCTTTTCGCCGTCCCCTGAGCGCGCGCCTTTGAAGGCGCGCGGCTCGAACCAAAAGCCTTCACTTCAAGAGGAACGCCAACATGGCAAACAGCGTAATCCAGACCAACTCGATGGTGACACTCAACATCGACGCAAACACCGCCGCGACCGGACAGGCCGCCGCACTCTCGCAGTCGCCGCTGCTCGGCGGCCGTCGCGTCAAGTGGCGCGCCAATGGCTGTCTGGGCGTCAAGCTGCAGACCGCGCCGCGCATCGATCCGGCCACCGGCCAGGCGCCGACCGCCGGCTCGGCCGCGTGGGTCGACGCCACGCTGATCCCGGCCGGGCCGGGCAACGTGCCGCCGGCCGTCGTGACGATGGCGGTCGGCACCCCGCAAAACGGCGAGCTGTTCACGGACTACTGGATCCGCGCCGTGGCCGCCGGCGGCGGCACCGCCGGTTCGCAAATGGTGCTGGAAGGTATCCAGTAACCTACCCACCCCACCCACTCCCACCCAGGTGTCCCCCATGATCGAGATCGTCAAAATCTGCATCGACCTCAAGCCCGGTTTCCGCGTTCCCGTCACGGTGCCGGATTACGAGCTGCCCATCCTGGCCGAGCTGCACGGCGAGGACCGCCTGGTCGAGGACGAGTCCAAGCCGCGCAAGAAGGTGGCCGACCCGTTCCTCGAGGACGCCTGGGCCGGGATCGTCGGCAAGTACTCCACGAAGGACGGCGAGGCCGCGCGCATCACGGTCTATCGCAACGAGGCCGATTTCCGCCGGCAGACGAAGTTCAAGCACAAGCCACCCGATGCGGTCGTGGAGGACGAATCGGCCGCGGCCTGATCCTCTCCCCGCGTCACCGGGCCGCTTCGGCGGCCCGTTTTTTCAGGAGCCAACGCCGTGGCGCTTTCCCTCAACCCCGACACCGCCGACGACTACGAAACCCAGTCCTTGGCGGACATGCGCTCGATGGTGTTCGGCTCGCTGGCCTTCATCGACCCGATCACCTACCTGTCGGCCCAGCGCACGTTCGCGAATCTGCGCGCCGACATCCTGGCGTCACTGGGCTTTTCCGCCGGCCTTTCCTACACGCCGCCGCGCACGCTCAAGCAGATCCGCGACTCGATCGTCAACCGGCTGGGCCTGGCGCTGCCGCTGGTCGCCGGCTTTCTCGACAGCTTCAACAACATCTCGGCCGACGTGTACAACGCGCTCGGCTACGCCGGCCAGCCCGTTTCGCCGCCGGGTGTTTCCACGCTGATCGGCCTGTGGGTCGACCAGGCGCAGCAGACGCTGTGGTCGCGCATCGAATTCGACAAGGGCTCGGGCGGCTCCACCGCCAACGCGCGGCCGCCGAAATTCGTCGCCGGCGCCAACAGCGTGATCGACGCCACGGCGATCCGCATGCTCGCGATCGCCTACGGCAAGGCCCACGACGGCTCGCCCGACGCCGCCGGCTGGAAGAACGAGTGCGAGAAGTACCTCGCCGACCTCACCCAGCGCACGCCGCCGAACATCATCGGCCTGTGCAACGCCACGATCATCGGCGCGCACAACACCCTCATCCGCCGCTTCGAGGTCAACTCGCCGGTCACCGACCTGACGTTCGGCAAGAAGATCATGCAGAGCGGCGACTACCGCGACGTGTCGGCCGGCGGCGGCTCGGACGCCGACGTCGCGCAGGCCGACGACAACGCCGTCGAGCTGCTCGCCCTGGCGATGATCAAGGAGAAGATCGGCCACCCCGACGCCAAGGCCGCGCAGGCGCAGTACGACCAGTACCTGGCCGACCTGATGAAATATTCGCCGCCCGGCTACCTGGACGCGGTGAATTCGGCCCTGACGAGCGCGCACGAAACGATCTATCGCCGCTACGTCGTCGGTTTCGTCGGTCCCACGCAGCACGCGCAGACGCCCGGCTCGACGGTCGATCGCTTCCGCCTCGACGGCGACTTGCCCGTCGTCGATGACCAGGCCGTCTATCTGCTGGCCCTGGCCGGGCTCGAGCAGAAATACGCCGTGCCGAGCTACAAGCAGACGCGCATGGACTACGAAACCTACATGGACGACCTGTTCAAGCGCTCGCCGCCCTATGCCACGCGCGCGATCAACTCGATCTTGAAACAGGTGCAGGAGCAGCTGTACCGGCAATATTCGCTGTTCCGCTGCAAGTACTGGTACACCTGGACGCTGCTGGCCGGCCAGCGCTTCTACGGCACGTTCGGCCACGACGCGGCATCCGCGCTGCCGCCGACCGCGGTGACGGCCGTCATCGGCAATCCGGTCACCTCGCACATGATGAAGCAGGCGCGCTACTTCGCCGCCGGCGTCACCCTCGACAGCGGCAAGGTGCTGGTCATGGGCGGCTACGACGCCGCCGGCAACATCCTGAAAAGCGCCGAGCTGTTCGACCCGGCCGTCGGCACCTGGACGTCGACCGCCAACCGCATGAATTTTCCGCGCGCGCACCACACGGCGACCAAGCTTCTCGACGGCACCGTGCTGATCGTCGGCGACGTGTTCGGCAACGCCGCCACCACCGCGGAGATCTACGATCCGGACTTCGACACGTTCACGCCGGTCGGCGCGACGGTCAAGCAGCGCCTCCTGCACACCGCCACGTTGCTGCTCGACGGCCGCGTGCTGATCGTCGGCGGCCAGATCGACACCACGTCGGCCGAGCTGTTCGATCCGGCCACGAAAAAGTTCACCGCGACCGCGCCGCCGACCGTCGCCCGCAACGGCCACTGCGCCGCGCTGGTCGCCGACGGCCGCGTGCTGGTCGCCGGCGGCGCCGCGCAGAACACGTGCGAGTGCTTCTCGCCGGTCGCCGGCACGTGGACGGCCGTGCCCGGCACGCTGTCCTCGATCCGCAACTACGCCACGGCGACGACGACCGGCGACGGCCGCGTGCTGATCGCCGGCGGCACGACGACGACGCTGATCACCGGCGCGGTCAACACCGCCGACATCTTCGATCCGTTCGTCACGGGCCTGGCGCCGGTTGCCGGCACGATGACCTTCACGCGCTCCTCGCACAGCGCGATCCAGCTGCCCAACGGTTTCGTGCTGATCGCCGGCGACAACAACGGCAGCGCCGGCGCGGAGCTGTACGATCCCGGCGCCGGCACGTTCCAGGTGGTGCCGTTCGCCATGCCGGTGGGCGTGAGCTGCGGCACGATCAACACGACGCTCAACGGCCGCGTGCTGATCGCCGGCGGCGTGACCGCCACGGTGCTGCCGAACCAGCAGCATCCCGGCGCCAAGCCGGCCGTCAGCACGTGCATGTTCTACGACTACGCGCCGCGCACCTTCAATTTCACCGGCAACTTGAACTGGGGCACCGCCTCGTACTACCGCGTGCGCGCGGTCACACCGAACGGCGCGGGCGGGCCGAGCATCGTCGTCCAGGTCGTCGCCGTGCCGCACGACAATGCCGTCGTGGTGGGCTGGACGCCGGCGCCGGGGCAGACCTTCGTGCGCTGGTTCGACGTGTACCGCAGCAACAGCAATTTCGGCGGCACGCCGACCAACCAGCAATTCATCGCGCGCGTGCCGGCCACGCAGACCAGCTACATCGACGAAGGCACGGCACCGCAGACCGGCCTGCCGATGGACAGCCCGAGCATGGTCCTGGATTCCTCGCGCGGGCCGGGGCGCCTGGATCCGCGCAAGATCGAGTGGGTCGGCATCTCGCAGGACAACGTCTCCTGGCGCGAACTGGTGATCGGCGTGCCGCCGACGACGTACAACAACAACCAGCAGGGCATCCCGCAGTTCGCGGAGATCCGCCAGGCCATCGAGCTGTGGCCGACGCCGGCGATGACCGGCTGGAAGCTGCGCATCAAAGGATCCTTTGCGCCGTTCGTGTTCGAGGCCGACACCGACCGCACGACCATCGACTGGCAGGCGATCTGGTTCTTCACCGTGGCCGAA